ATTGCTGAAGAACCCGAAGAGGTAGAAGCAGAAGCATGATTATAAGAAGGTGTAGTCAGGGTCATCGTATACGTATTCATAGGAATGCAACGCCGGGTGTTACTCGTACAAAGAAATACCATGATGGTAGTACGGAAACCCTGACTTACCCTTCGTCTTATAATTATTTTGTTGATGTTGATGGTAGCGTGGAGAAGAAGACTAATAGTTTTAAAACTGCTGAAGAGTTTTATAATGATGAGTGCGCTAAGAAGCATAGTGATACGCATGGTAGATTAATAATAGGCAAGACCAAGCTTATAAATGGAGTCGCTACAGTAAAGGACGATTACCCATCAGCGTCAAATACCAAAGACGCCATAAAAGAATTTTTGAGTGTAAGGAATATTGAATATTCTGAAAGTGATACTAAAGACGCTTTATTAGCGAAAGTGAGTGAATTGTGAAATATGTTCTAGGTGAGACGGTATCAAACTTTACTATTATAAAAGATGGTGTTGATTTAAAAGAAAGATTCCATGATGTTCTCGATAATCATCCACTTACTTACCATTGGTCGAATGGCGCTAAAACTATTATTGCTTTAAAGTTTTATGATGAAGTAATGAAGGATTCCTAAGTAAAAATGCAGAAAAAAGTAATAAGGGAACGACAAGATAAGATTACAATAGATACTCCCTATGGAACTATTGAATCTGATTCTGGTAATCATTTTGTTGATATAGGGACAATAGTTCTTATTATACTTGTTTGTGCAATATTAAAATTTAAAGGCGCATTATTACTAAAAAGTATGTTTAATAAATAATGGATATAGGTATATTAAATGAACTTGGATACTTTGAGGTAATTGAAATATCAATTTGGTTGAGTCTAATGTATTATGGAAAATGTTGGATAGATAATAAGTTTAAATAGAAATGAAAAAACTATTACTAATATTAGCACTGTTTAGCTGTAGCGATGATTATATGATAATGGAGCATCGCGTCATTAATTCTGATAATAAGGTACCAGTATATTTTTTCGCTGAAGCTGAGCAGGCTGCTAATTCTAATTCTTGGAGACCAGTATTTACTTACTATGTATATTTAGTGGATGAGGGCGAATATGACGCTTATTTCCACGCTTATTGCATGGATGGGGATTCAATTATATGGTCGGGTATACAACCGATAAAACTGGAGGGTGGTAAGAAAGTATGGGGCGAGTACGTTAGTGACGCTAATTTTTTACCACATAATATAGCCAATGTTACACCAATGGCTTATGTAAGTGTGGAGTATTAATGATGTTAGAAGCTTATGCGGAATATGGGGCTATAGGAGTTATAGTTCTTCTGTTCGTTGGACAAATTATGTTTTTACAGAGGACTTTGATGTCAAAACTGAAAGAGACCGATGACAAGGTGATAGGTTTAATTAACAGGTGGAATCGAAGTGATGAGGTAAGAGACAGAAGGCATGAAGATTTAGTAAAAGAAATGAACGACCAATCAGACGACCTTGCTTATTTAAAGGGTCGGATTAATGGTAAATGAAAAAAATGAAAAAAACAAGTATAGGGCATGGCCGCGGAACTAAAAAAAAGTTCAAGAGTTATCGTGGGCAAGGCGGAAGAAAAAGATGAATAATAAAGAAGTTGAAAGTTATAGGTCTGGCGTACAGTCACGGTTAGAGGAACTGACCTTAATGAGCGCTAAGCAGGGTTCTAATATTCATCATATTAAAGATTCGCTGGATGAAGTAAAAGTATTAATCAAAGAACAGAATGGTCGAATAAGAGTATTGGAGAGCAGTATGTCAGGCGTTAGAGCAATAGGTAGTATGCTGTCTGTTATATTCTCTGGATTATTTGGCTATCTATTTACGAAAGGGTAAAACATGGATTTTTTAAAAGATAACTGGCAGGCAGTAGCGGGTACAGTTGTAGCTCTTGGAGGAGCCGCTTATATCCCATTTGTCAGAGGCATATTAGTCAAAGGAGTTAAAGCATGTCTTAGCGAAGCATTCTTGAAAGAGATGTTTATAAGTCTGGCTGATAAGTATGTTAAATCAACCAAGACAAAGCTGGATGACGCTTGGCTTGGTCAACTAAAGAAGAGTCTATAAAATAATATGCTTAATCAATCGCAGGTTAAAGACCTTATAGAGCGCATTCTGAAGAAGATGGACTTGTACTCTCCTGAAGCCGCAGACCTTGTCTACAAGACAGGTAAAGTGGAAAGCGGGTACAAGTACCTAAGACAGATAAAAGGGCCAGCAAGGGGTCTTTTTCAGTGCGAGAGCTGGGTCGCAGTAGACATATGTAAGAACTATTTACATTATCGCAAAGACCTGATGCGTAAAGTAGCTGATGCTACTATGGTTAAGCTCTCTTATTTTGTAGACGCTAAGGAAGATGATTGGGATTTTATACTGGAAACTAATGTTGCAGCACAGATAGCTATGTGTCGCTTGCACTATAGACGTATACCCAAACCTCTTCCATCAAGCGCTGAAGGACAGGCTGAGTACTGGAAGAAGTATTATAATAGTATGGCTGGGCGCGGTACTGTAGAGGATTTCTTGGTGAGGTCAGCGTAGTGCCTAAACAGACATATACACTGAATGATTTCTCTGGCGGCTTGAATACGGTAAAAGACCCAAGAGATATAGCTCCTAATGAATTAGCTTTAGCTGAAAATATAATGGTAGATGAGCAGGGCGCTATTCGCACTGTTGGTAAATGGGTTGACCACGCTGTAGTGCAAGACCATGCTGCTACACTTGTTGGAGGATATGGTATAGCTATATTAGAATCAGATTATGAGACAGAGCCTATAAGTATAACCGGTTCGTCAAATATAGATTTTGCCCAATTAAAAGATACTTATGGTAGTGTTGTGGCAACTACTGATACGGCAAGATATGTAACTAGGGCTGTGAATAATAGCGCTATGTCAGTTAATACTACACCCAACCCAGATATATTAACAGTTACAACTCATACAGCTCACCAGATTACTGCTGGTGATTCTGTAGAAATAAGGAATACTACAAGTAATTATCAAGAAGGTTTATATACAGTTCTTACTGTTCCATCTACAACTACATATACCGCAGCAGCAACATCTACCACTGTTCCATCAGGCGGTGGAGCTGCTTTTGGGGCAACATTTCACAGGCTAGGCCTTGCTATTGCTGCATCCGGAGGAGGGATGGGATTTGTTGAAGGAAGTGAAATACTTATAACTGGTACTTCTAATAATAATGGACATTATACAGTCAAATCAACAGCTATTAACAATACCCAGTTAATAGTTCAAAAAGATTTTGCCAGTGAGAATAATACATCGGCTGTTATAACATCATTGCCCAAAGAAGATTATTTTTTAATATTATCTGATGCTGATAACGGTAAAATAGATACTTATTCTAAAAATAGAGATACATGGACGGCTGACCAGATTACTATTGATTCTACCGGAGGCGAATTAGTAGCTAAAACTAAACCAGTTTATTATAGCGTTGATAATGCTATTAGAGCTAGCGATGCAAATTTTGATTTAGGTAATAATACAAGATGGTTTGGTTATGTAAAAAGAACACATTTTGAAGGATGTACTGCTGAAGATAAATATTTAGATTGGTTTGAAAAAGATAATAAATTATCTCCTCCGACAGACGGAGCTGTGGGAGATACATATCCTGAAGATGAAGCAGGATTTGATTTGCTTATTTTAACTCCTGCGAATAGTGATAGTACGTGGGTAGCGGCAACATATCAAGTAGCGACATCATTTATATATGATGATAATCAGGAATCATTACTATTTATACCATCTTCTTCTAATATCTTTGCAGTAGCTGCAGGAGACAGTGTAACTGTCAGCGTTCATGCTCATACCAGTTCAACTGGTTATAATCCGCGTATAAGCGGAGGGAGGGTATACGCTAGGGTAAGCGGTTCAGACGAATCTTGGTTTTTGTTGTGTGATGTAGATATGAGAAGTGGGGCTAGGGCAACTCTGGATGGTGATTATATTGCTTGGACAAATGGTAATACAGCGGCTACTGATATAGATACAGGAGTTGTAACTTCTTTATTTCAAAATATAGATACATATGAGTCATTGAATGGTTATAATCATGATATAGAATCTAATTCAATTGGTGAAGAGGGTGAGCAGTGGAAATCTGCCGTTGTAGCTAATAAAAGAGCTTTTTTAGCTGGCGTAAGAAGAATTGATAAAAGTACAGGTCTACATACTACGTATGGTGATAGAATATATTATTCTGAAGCAGTGAGATATGATATATTTCCATCTCATAATTATATTGATGTGGTATTGGGAGATTCAGAATCTTATGTTGATATAGAATCATTTGCTGACAGGCTATTAGCATTCAAACAAAATTCAGTTCAGGTAATTAATGTAGCATCCTCTACTGATACGGGTTGGTTTTTAGAAGAAAATTTAAAGTATCATGGCATCAGGCATCCGGCGGCATCAACTAAAACAGAGTATGGAATTGCTTGGATAAATGACAGTGGTTGTTATTTATACGATGGCCGGCGCGTAAGAAATCTTATAGATAATAAAATAG